TGTGCATGTAATTGAGCATAGCCGCTTCATCGGCAGTACCATTCATGATTTCCGGAGTAAGACCCAACTGGCCAAATAGAAGATTGGTCAAATAGTCAACCTGAGCCATTAGATTGTTTTCGGCAGGTCGGTTAAGTTGGGTGATCTTTTCGGTTCCATCAGTATAGGCGATGCCATACTGACTGCCCTTGAGTTGAAACTCAATGTCTTGGCGGCGTTGTTCCGCTTGTAACCTTCGCGCCTCAGATTTAATGACATAGGGAAGTTGGATAATGATGTCAAGTTTACCTGAACTAGATGCTTCATCGACGGAATCAAGAAGAGTTAATTTTCGAAGCAAGCGCTGAAGTGTTGAGTTTGGCTCGTTCATTACGGCGTATAGCGGATTCTCAATGATGGCCACAAACCGCTTTTCGAGAACTAACTCTTCACGAAGTCCGGTCTTCTCGTTATAGAGACTAACGCGAACATGTTGTGGGTGCCACTGAACAATCGTCCCGACACGAAGTGTCTTAATGTCATAACTACCTGAAACCAATGGATTAAGCGTTGTGTCAACAGGGACAATAGCAGCAACACCTTGCTCTAAGACCGTCATTACAACGTCTTGTCGGAAGGCTCGGGCTGCTTGGTCTAGATTAGCTTCTACGGTGAAACATTGATTTAGACCACTATCAATCTCTTCGAGAAATCGCCTATTATCATCAAGACGAACGTGGCGAATATCAACTGCGGCCGCGTCAACAGCAATGTGAGTATACACCGATGTAATAATCGAACGTTCATTAGAAATGTAACTACGACTTCGGTCTGGGCGAACGCTATAACCAGTTCCTATATTCGGATAAGTAGGCTCTTCTGGTTTAGTAAAAGCATTCCATGCATGTTTTAGTCGAGCTCCAAAATCAGCCATAGGATACCTCCTTTCTTGGGAGATTGATCAAGGTTGCGCCAAAAAAGCTTGTTCCAAACCTAATGGGTCAGGCTCATTCCAAGGAGAAAAGTCCATAAAATCACCTGTAGCTTTATCGACCTTAACAAAGGTTTCGAACTCATCTGGATCTGGTAACTCAAGCAAAAACACAAAAAAGTTATTGTATAAAATCTGTTTAAGAATATAGCAACCAGGATACTCTCTATTAATGATACCCGCAGCATCTATTTGATTAATCGCCATCTTTAACCAACCTTTCAGCTATTATCTTCATCGCGATGCATATCTATTTTTTACCCAATGGGATAACCATCTATAATTCATACCTTGGTTGTCTAGTCTAGTAAAGCTTGCTCGACTAATACCCAAACCTCTATAAACAGTATCCCATTCTTCTGGAGATGTAATCTTTTTCCCCGATTGAGTATCAAATAAAATAGGTTTACCATCTATAATTTCATACGCAATACTATGAGCACCTCTAAGAAGCCACTGGACACCTACCTCTCCACGACTTCTTTCTGGCTGCTGTCTTAGTGTTCTAAATATGTCACTGACTTCACCATCAAGGCCAGATATTTCTCCGTTTTTCATCTTCTTTAAAACTCTATCTCGGCCAAGACTACGCCATCCGATATTAGCAGTTGTTGCTTTATCCATACCGGCAGATGTTTGGCCTGTACCCCATAAAGTTTTAGTTGATCTTACATCATAACCTCGACGACGCATTTCGTAAGCTAAAGTACATCGTCGGCAATTCATTGTCGACCCTGGGAATGGGTACCCTGGATTAATTTGGCGAACAACCTTTGACATAATATCATCCACCGACATATCTTTAGCCGCCAGAGCAGCATTTTTTCTAAATCCAGGTTCTTGTTTTAATAGAAAGTTCTTACCGGCAGTAATATAAGCTCTTGCTTCTCCGCTGTCTAAATATGGAGCGGTTTGTGGCGCAGTAACAGCAGCTGCAATAAACGCAGCGCCAACAATAGCAACACCAATCTGTTTCTTAGACGGGCGCCATCCTTTTTTCTCTACTGGAGGTGGGGGTTCGGGTTGAGTTGCTTTAGCTTTAGCCGCTGTTTTAGCTTTTGCGGCGGCGGTCTTTTTAGGGACAGCTTTACTTGCGGAAGCTGTAGTCTTTTTAGGCGTAGCTTTTCTCGGTGTAGTCTTTTTAGGAGCTGCCACTTCTTCATTAACCACGCCCCAACGTTGACCTTTAACACCAAAATGCGCAAGGGCCTCTTCTCGTGTTGGTTGTGTCACTCGAAAGCCTCCTTATTAGCTTTATAGGCAATATAAGCATCCATCATAGCCGAAACGTTATCGATCTTCTCGTCTTGACGTTTCTTAAGCAGCTTTCGGTTACCATTCGTATCTTCCAACGTAATGGCGTTACCCATAGCAAAGGTCATAAGCGCTTGGTCAAAGAGAAGCATTCGTTCACCACTGAGAATCTTCAACTCACCCAAAGGAACGGACTCAGTCCGAGCACCCTGAATTACTTTCTCGATCCCGTATGGCCCATTGTCTTGTTCCCACCTTGTGACAAACTCTTTGGCGTTATATGGGTCAAATCCTAATGTTCTGACATCAAATGATGAATCTTCAATAAACTTTTCAAGATCATCATAGACTTCATTCATATCCAGAACAATTCCGTCTAGAACATGAAGGCTGCCTTCATTAATAAACTCTTCATACTTAACTCGCATTGCTGCGGGTAACTTCATCATAGTCAATGATGAAATATAGCTTCGCGTTTTAACACCAAACTTGCCGTTAGCCATAGGAAAGAGAAAAGTAAAGGCACAGAAGTCATCACCTTGGGACAGATCCGCGCCAAGAGAGCAAGGCATCTGCCAGAATTCGCGGTACCGATGTGGAAGCGTCTCCTCATACGTAAAGAAGTAGGTATAACCCTCCATTGGGATACCAAAACGTTTTGCTAAAATATCATTCCGCGAAGCAGGTGCTTTTTCAGCCCTTTCAACATCCAACTGATAGGTTTCATAAGAAACAGTCAAATCTAAGTTCGGATTAGCCTTCGGCCACATTGCTGGGTCAGCAACTTCTTCCAAAGCATCTAATTTGTAATGCCAAATCGAAACATGTGGTGCATAATATTCACCTTTAAGTATGTCAGCAAGTTCCATTTTGATTGTATCGCCGCTGCCATTTCGAACCGTTCCTTCTGAACTAAACGCAACAATCAGATAGTCTTCAAGTTTGGATGCACCTTGTTCTAAAGCCCCGATAACATCTTCTCTTAGGTCTCCAGAAAGCCATTCGTCCACCGTCGAGATCTTAGGCCGAAGACCTTGGAGTTTATTAATGGCCATAGGTCTGACCTCAAGAAGGGAGCCGGTTAGAAAGTTCTCGATTCCCTTTTTGGTTGAGGCAAGTTTCACCCTATTAATACGATTACCCGTAGTGTTCTGCATAGACCCCTCAGTTAAGAACTGAAAGAGGGGGCCTCTAGAACGGACAATAGATGTACGAATAGGGGAAACTACCTCGTCTGCCTGTTTCATCGTGGGCGCGGTAGTGACCTGATGCGTAGTCGAGGTGTCTACATTGATGAAATAGCTCTGAATGCATGAGCCATACATTGACTTAGCCGCACCTCGGGCCACAATCAGATACTGTTTGGTGGTTAACCGTTTCTTGATGATCTTGGTAACGTAGCGCCCGCCATGATCACCGTCTGATGGCTGATAAACACTTCGTTCGGTGAAGTAATACCAACCAAATATAGCCTCGGCCCATAGTTTGAACGATGGAAGAAGGTGAAGGTCACTTCCATCCGTTAATGTGAGTTCGTTTTCACAATAACGAACAAAACCTTCAACAGCTTCATCATCGTAGAAGAATTTTGGATCTGCAATCAACTTATCAATTCGGTTCATCTCCATTGAGATTTCCCGATTGACGGGAATATCGCCACGAATGACAGCATCTCTAAATTCTCCGTAATAAACCGGAGTAGCTTTATTAGAAAGTGTCATTTAATCCTCTTTCTACTTTTTAAGTGAATCGCCGAAGATCTTTTTAACAGCAAGTTGGAACGCTATGTTAAGAGCAACATCAACGGCTTTATTTAGTGCTTTACCGCCCGTCTTACTCAGGAAACCGGTAACCCTCCGTTGATTCTTTTGCTTCTGCGACGTAGAAATCTGGCTAATCTGCTTTTCCAGATTCATACGATTAACTAGAACCTGCATCTCTTGATTAGTAAGAGAACCCGCACCACTTGTCTTTAACTTCTGTTTAGCAATTGCAGCAATCTTGGCGTCATCCGAAGGACCTAAGTTTGCGCCACCAGTGGTTTGGAGTTTAGAAGTACCAGATCGAGTAATAACATTAACCTCAGTTGGTCCGGTAGACGACGTAGTGTCATCTTTGCGAACTCCCCAACGCATTCCCTTGGTTCCGAAGTGTTCTAAAAATTCTGCACCACGTTCGGTCTCCCATAAATCCTCCACCAAAATATCATCGGACATGAGTAATGACCTTTACTTTTGGATTAGGCCAGAAGAACTCCACCGCCTGCTCGTTGGTTAGAACACCAGTCTCAGGGTGACCCTTCTTCTTCTGCCACTTCTTAACAGCCTTCTCAACCGGAAGAGTGTATTTGTTACCCGGACGATCTAAGCTAAGGGGCTCCGAAACCTGAAGGAATCCGCGACGGATAAGGCGATAGCGAAGCTGCTTTACAGAGTCAGAGTCATCCACACCCGGCTTCAACTTCTTGACATAGACTTTGATTTCAGTGTCAAAGTCAATATCTTTTCCGCCTAAGTCCTCACTCCAACCGACAGGAATATAACCCCATGCCTTCTCAAACCACTCAAGAGGAACCGTAGCCATAACCCCACGACCGCCAGCATCTGTTGATCGGACGTGACCATTTCCAACATATAGAACAACGTGTCCAAAATTACCACCACGAAGGTAAATCGGTGCACCAATTGGAATATGTTTCAGAGACGTATGCTTCTTCTTAGCGTTGTTCCACTGTGACCAGGCTGAAGGATACAGGTGGAGTGTCGGGTAAATCTCCTGACATTCAAACAAACACATATTGACTTTGTTTGTCTTTTTCTCTTTAAATGCTTTGGCTGCTTCTTTACCCGTCTTCATGCGTGTGCTCCTTCAGTAAAACCGGGGTTCTGATCTAAGACAGATTCGTCAGGAGCAGGAACATCTAGTGTCGGCTCCACATAACCATACTCATCAGCAGTTTCTACAGATGGATCATCCTGAGTTTCAAGTGCATCAGGAACACCTTCGGATTCTTGGGCAAACTCACTTAAAATATCACTCATCTGGGTTCTCACTTTCTCCATTGTCTTCTATTCTTTTAGCTTCACGTACGCGTTTGGTTTCTCTCCTATTAGGACCCCAGTAATAAGCAGATGCCATTAAGATCGAAGTTGTCATAGCCCCAATAAGTGACGCAAGAGCGGCCGAAATAAGTGGGTCCATTAAGGAGCCCTCACGTTTTCTTTTTTAGGATCACTCGCTTCTAAATAAAAAGCAGCAGCAACCAACCCTCCAGTAAAAAGGGATTCCCAAAATTCCTGGTTAGAAGGACCAACCACAAAGAAAATAAAAGAAGCTCTTGTGACATAAGCAAAAGCAGCAATTAGTAAACCTGCTTCGGCCATTTTTTGAACTCTGCCAAACCAACCAACCCAAAAACAAACAGCAGCGATGCTTGCCAATACAGCAATAATATCGCCTAACCAAAGTTCTTCTAAGACTCCACGGTTAAGTATATTAAAAACCGTAAAGACTAGCATCAAGAGTGACATAAATCCAGCAAGAGGTTTCACGGGTCGCCCCCAAACAACTTTCCCTTCAATATCACCTTTCGTCATAATATCACCTTCTTTCATGTTGTAATAATCGGGTTCCCACGCGGCCATAACTGACCTTCAGTTTGCACCTCAATAGGGGTGTTGCTTGCGCCTAAATTTAAATATTCTTGATTACCAAGGTCTGTCGGTACTAAAGGATTATAACTATAATCAGCGCCAGTAAATAGCACTGGTTCCAATGAGATATAGTGTTGAGTCCCACGATCAGCCATAACTACGCCGCCTCAGAAAGCCATGGATAAGCATTGCCATTCATGCTGCCCATATACCGGTGAGTCGCGCCATTTACTGTAATGGAATCATTTAAAGCAACAGCAGCATCTGGGGCAAGAGATGTCAAAAGCCAAGACGGCAATAGTCCTCTTGGTTCATATGAGTTCTTACCTTGTTGTACAAGAATGCGAGAAAGGGTACTTTTATTTCCAAGCCACGTTGTGCCTGTTGGGATAACCCCAGACAGAATATTTAAACTACCAATGTTAATAGATAAAGGATAAGTACTTAACGAACCGGTTCTTCCAGGTAGACGACAGAAAGAAGAATAACTAGTTCCATTTGTTGTCTGAGATGTTCCAACTACGACAAGAGGGAATTCAACATTGGTCCCCATAAAAGATCCCAAAATTGGTTCAAATGATCCGACGTATCCATTAACACTTGAAACAGAAACCCGAATATAGATTCCTTCATTTGTTACCACTAACCAATATGTGTATGTTGCAGATGTTGTCGGGAGGTTATTAACATTCAGAGCATTACCCATAGATGTGGAGAGAGTAGCGGAGGCACGAGTTCCGTCAGAATTTAATGTGACTGTTGAAGCACTACCTGAATATCCAACAACCGTATTATCGCCTGTGTTAAATCCTTCAGAAACTACGACGTTTAAGGTAGACAATAGTGAAGTCGAAGTGTGAAAAATCACATAAAAAGGTCGACTATTAGTCCACGTATTTCCCAAATTTTCCCAAATCTTGTATGTTTCGGAAGATACAGTTACCGTCTTCACAAAAGCCCAAGATGCATGAGCAGTAAGCATTGTCTCTAATTGGTCGCGCAGACCCACACTTCCGCCATTAGTGATCGTTCCAGTAGCATACGTCATTACTCACTCCTAACCCAGGTGAACGTCACTGTCACCGTATCTGTTGACCCGCTAATATTTGTTACAGCAATTGGAACTGTATCGCCAGCATCAGCAGTGTAGCCATCGACTACTGGAGATAACCACCAAGATAAATCAGAAACAGTTGTAACCAAATCAAGAATAACACCATGTACCCCGGTTGGATCTACGCCAACAGCACGAGCTGCATCTGATGTTCTATGCGCCGTAGAATCATAAACTCTGACCCGAGCAACAACATCTGTTTCAACCTTTAACAAACGATAACCGGCTTCCATTTTGACAGTAGTATCTTCAATAGCACCGTCAGCTAACGAAGCAGTTGTTGCTGCAACTGTCGTCCGAGCCTCAAACGTTACAGAACCAGGTTCACCTTGCTCTCCTTTTGCGGCCCAAAGTTCCCAATACGTTTGCCAAGCAGATCCTTCTCCAGGTTTTGTTATAGTTGGGTTACTTGTATCATGAGCTAGTATACAACAATAAGTCGAACCATCAACAGTAACAATGTCATTTACATCATACTCAATCATGTATCCCAAGCTCCTTTACGCACAAAACCATCGCCATCAAACCCGGGAACTCCTTGTGGTCCTCTTTGACCTTGCTCTCCTTGTGGACCCGGTCCTCCTTGTGGTCCTTGTATTCCTTGTGGTCCTTCAGGACCTGGATCTCCCCGTGGACCTGTATCGCCTTTTGGTCCTTCTGGTCCTTCTGGTCCGGGATCTCCTTGTGGACCTTCTAGACCATCTGAGCCTGGATCTCCTTGGGGGCCTTGTTCACCAATAGGTCCTTGTAGACCATCTGGGCCTTGCGGACCTTCTGGACCTTGAAGACCTTCTGGACCTTGAAGACCTTCTGGCCCTTGTGGACCATCTGGCCCTTGAGGACCCTGTTCTCCGATTGGACCCTGCTCGCCAATAGGACCCTGTTCTCCGATTGGACCCTGTTCGCCCTGTTCTCCTTGTGGCCCTTGCTCGCCAATAGGACCCTGCTCGCCTGGAGGTCCTTGTGGTCCTGTTGTTGTGGTGGGTGGTCCTTGAGGTCCTTCTGCGCCAACTGCTCCTTGAACACCAATAGGACCTTCTGGACCTTGAGGGCCATTGTCACCTCTTGAAGCAACTCGGCTCCAATATGTTACCCACTGTGTTCCTTCTCCAGGTTTTGTCACTTCTGGCGGATTTGTTCCGGTTGGTGCTTTACAAAGATAAGTCGATCCATCTGAAGTTACAATATCTCCTGGATTATAAACTCCAGTCATAGATTCCACCCTCCTTTAAAAACAAATCTTTGTCCATTTGCTCCATCCAAACCTTGTAATCCATCTTGCCCAATAGGTCCTGTTATACCTTGCACATCACCAGGTATTCCTTCCGGTCCCTGAGGACCATCCGGTCCCTGAGGACCATCTATACCTTTATCTCCTATTGGACCTTGTGGACCTTGTGGACCTTCTTCGCCTTCTGGACCTTTAGGACCATCTAAACCACGAAGACCTTTGATTCCTTCTGGACCTTGAAGACCTTCTGGACCTTGAAGACCTTCTGGACCAAAATCACCTTGTAACCCACTAGGACCTTCTGGACCCTCTGGACCTTCTGGACCATCAATTCCAATATCACCAATAGGACCTTGCTCACCAATAGGACCTTGCTCACCAATAGGACCTTGCTCACCAATAGGACCCTGTTCGCCTGGAGGTCCTTGTGGTCCTTGCTCGCCAATAGGACCCTGTGGCCCTTCTTCACCTTCCGGGCCTGGTTCGCCTGGAGGCCCTTCTTCACCTTCCGGGCCTGGTTCACCTGGAGGACCTTGGGGGCCTTCTGGGCCAGAATATCCAGTTCCGCCACCTTTTATAAGAATTTTCCAAGAGGATTCTGGAACAACAAACTCACCGGCTTGAGCAACAATATGTGCTTGTTGAATATGCTCATTACTAATGGCTTCGTTCCAGTAAACCCAATGTGACGTGGCTTTGTACATAGTAGATGTAGCAACTTGAAGGCGTTGTTGGGTCGTGGACGCTGAAGGAGCTGATGTAAGAACACGTTCTCCGGTTAATACATTATTAACCCAAGTAGAAAGTGTAAGTGTCGACGCATCATAACGGATCGTTAAAACTTTTTCACTACCAGGTTCGAAAAGTGTGCTGCCTGCGGCATACTTCCGGTCAGCCCATGCTGTAATATAACCAGCATGTAGTGTTCCCGAAACAGTCGAGTAAGGTCCAGCACCTAATGCCATTTCCCACCATGGATATGTATCTGCGGGATTATCAACCTTAAACATTCGGGAAGCCATAACTTCCGAACCACCATAAGTCCAGCCATTACCATTAGAGTCAATATCTTTAGCCAAACATGATAAAGTCCAGGAATCCGATGCCGGTAGATCATGCTCCACGCTTAACCACACGTTGATGGTTTCTAGTGAACCTTCGCCATTATTAAAAATAGGAGGGTGTAAAATTAATGGTACATCAACCCCATTAAATATACCATGTGGATAAACTGCTGTATCAATCACCCAATGCCCATGAAGACCATTACCACTAACGTCTTCCATATCATCCGCAAAATACTCGTGTTTGACGTCAAATGGGTAAAGAATATACGGAGTTTGATCAAAGTGATCTGATAATAAATACTCTTTATAGCTTAATGTTTCTGGGCCATTATTAGGCGCATCTTCATTTGGTTCTTCGTCGGAATCTGGTTCTTTGTCCGCTATAAATAAGCTTTTCTTATGGTGAACGGTATCACCTTTTTTATATGGTGTAGAAGGGTTTTGATCCCAATCACCTTTATGACTATCCCCAAGGTTTCCTAAAGGACCAGGTTCTCCTTCCGAACCTTCCGGACCTTCTGGACCCTGGGGACCTTCTGGACCTTCTGGACCTTCTGGACCTTCTGGACCCTCCGGTCCTTCTAAGCCAACTTCACCTTTAATTCCAATTTCTCCGGGGATACCTTCTGGTCCATCGAACCCTGGGTCTCCCTGATCTCCATCCAAACCTTGTAGCCCTGGTTCGCCAACAATCCCTACACGACCAACATCGCCAGGAGGACCCTCTGGACCCTCTGGACCCTCTGGACCTTGTTCACCTATTATAGAACCGATAGGACCTTGTGGTCCTTGTGGTCCTTCTGGTCCCGATTCGTTCCCTGTTTCACCCTTGTCTCCCTGTTCCCCACGATTCCCAATTGGCCCAACCGTTCCAGAAGTTCCTTTTTCTGAAATTAAAGCCCAAGGATAACCATACAAACCAAGAACACCAAACTCAGGATTACTAGTATTAATTGGAACCTCAGAAGCAAGCACATTTCTTAAGGCTAACCATAAAGAACCATCATATTTAACTAAATCACCTTGAAAATATGAGATTGCTTCCCATCTACCACGCCAAGCATGAGTAAATTTTCCAGGAGGGCCTTGTTCACCTTGAGAACCATCAACTCCAGCCTCTCCGGTCTCTCCTTTTGTGTCTAAATATGGAAGTTCATTCCAAGTCGATAGTCCATCACCAAGTTTAACTCTTTGCGTGTCAAGATTTAAACCAAGTTCTCCCTCCTCTAAAACAGGATTTTCATTATACCAATGAAGCGTTGTTCCGCGTTGTATCTTAACTGTGACTTTCGCCATTTATTTTTCACCTGTTTCGTCCCTAGAGAGTGAATCTTAAGGATTAGCTACCCACTCACCAAGATAATCTTGGTTTATAGTGCCTGTAGGCCCGGACCCCCCGGTTGCGCCAACTGGGCCTTCTGGACCTTCTGGTCCCTGAGGACCTTCTGGACCCTGAGGACCTTCTGGACCCTGAGGACCTT